AGGCGAACCCTGGGTAGCTGTTTTGGATACGCATGTCAATAAAGATAATATTAGAAATGGCTTTTTTGAGCTTGACTGGAACGCCGAGTTTGTAGTACAATTAAAGAAAGAAGGCTATGGCTATGATGGTGATCCAGATGAAGAAATTGTGGATCGCTGGTTCAAAGACCTGGCCCGAAACGTGCTAGCCGACGAAGGTCAAGATACTACTCGTGGTGCTGGTTATATCAATGTAAGAAAATTGCCTGGTGGCAAATCGGAAATCGAATGACATATATTATTGTTGATACTGCTAACACATTTTTTCGTGCTAGACACGTGGTACAGGGTGCTGCCGATATTAAACTTGGCATGGCATTTCATATTACATTTAACAGTATCAAGAAAGCATGGAAAGACTTTGGTGGCACTCATGTGGTGTTCTGTCTCGAAGGTCGCTCGTGGCGTAAAGATTTTTATACTCCGTATAAGGCCAATCGCACTGCTGTACGTGCGGCACATACTGCTAAAGAAGCAGAAGAAGAAAAGATCTTCTGGGAAGCATTTGACGAGTTTAAAAACTTTGTGGCAGAGAAAACCAACTGCACAGTAATGCAACATCCCAGGCTGGAAGCAGATGATTTGATTGCAGGTTGGGTACAAGCACATCCAAACGACAAACATGTGATCATTAGTACAGACGGAGATTTTGCACAGTTGATTACACATAATGTTAGCCAATATAATGGTGTAGGCGATTTGCATATCACACACGAAGGCACATTTGATGCCAAGGGTAAACCCGTTAAAGACAAAAAGACAGGTGAGCCTAAAGCCGCACAAGATCCACAATGGATGCTGTTTGAGAAATGTATGCGTGGTGATACCAGTGATAATGTGTTCTCGGCGTATCCAGGTGTGCGTACTAAAGGTTCTAAAAACAAAGTTGGGCTTACTGAAGCGTTCGAAGACCGTAAAAGCCGCGGATATGCGTGGAACAATCTCATGTTGCAACGTTGGGTTGACCACAATGGCGAAGAACACAGAGTATTAGAAGATTATCAACGCAATGTACAGTTATGCGATTTGACTGCACAACCCGATGACATTAAAGAACATATCCGTGAAACCATCGCAACTCATGCAGTGCCTAAAACTGTAGACCAAGTTGGTATCCGTATGCTTAAATTCTGTAATAGTTATGATATGAAAAAGATTGCAGATAACATTCAATCATATGCCGAACCTTTCCAGGCAAGATATCCGCTTACACACGCGGCAATAAATTTATTTGAGGCAAATTAATATGTCTAAAGTATATCTAATTAAACCACTTGAAAAGAAAAGTATTGTTTATCATGTAGAAATGTACCGTCATAACAAAGACGGTAGCATAAGCTGGTTCAATCTTGACGAAACATTTCGATGGGGACAAGGTTTCATCGAAGAAGATATGGACTGCAACTTGCCATACACAGATAGCAATGTTGTCTATGCTAAATCCGAACCTGGCTGGGGTTGTGAGTTTGATGACAGTATCAATATTGAAATAGAATTTAGCGAAGATATTACCGAAGAAGAACAAGAAGCTATCCGTGAAGCCTACTACGAAGGCGGGGCAGGTTGGTTGTTTGACGGCGAACATGATTGGCAAGAAGAAGATACTTCTGTACTTGTATACGCACCATTTCAAGTTAGCTTATGCGAAGATGATGGTACTATTATTATAGAAAATATAGAATTAGCAAAACGTCCAACTAGTGCAGAACTTAAAGCATCTTTTGCACCGTGGCCGTTTCCAACAGAGGAAAAAGAATGACAGAGATACACGCAAAGCCTATTGTAGATGGTAAGTTTTGGATTGTCGAACAAGACGGTACCAAGATTGCTACTCTACATAAGAAAGAAAACAATAAATTTGTTCTCAGTAGCACCAAAGGTGAAGTTATGTTTAACAAGAAAGAGGACTTGACCAAACACTTTGGTAGCAACTTCTTTTTGAAGAATACCAAAATCAAAGTAACTGCTGTGGAAGAAGTGCATGAATGCCACGGGTATCCGACACTGTGTTCTCCATATAATAGCATGTATGATGTTAGACGTAAATTGCCCTTGTTTACCAAAAGCGAACAAAGCAAGAGTCTATATTGTGCAGGATACTATGTTATTAAATTTAACAAAGGATGGGTAAAGAGTTTTTGCCCAAAAGCAATCACAATCGAACGATATCCTTACAAGGGTCCGTTCAAAGATAAATTTGAAATGAAGGCAATACTTACCAATGCAAAATCTGATTAATACAAGCCCTATTGCACAGTTTACCCAAGCAGTAAGAGCGGCTGAATTGGGTCAGCAAAAAGAAGTTAAGTTATCTATCCAACAGGCACGATTACTGAGTTTAACGCTAACTGAAGTGCTGGACAAGTTGAATCGTGACTTAGAAACTGTTTATAATGCGGTTAAAAGCAATTCTGCCACAGAAGTGATAAATGTACAAATGGATGGCGGTGGGTTTGACGAGTCAAAATAAGGATAAATATATGCGTATATTAACGGGATACGCATATCATGTCGAGACCAAAACCCAAAGTACTTTTAGAGTACACTAACAAAAAAACCTATAAAGCCGAGCAAGTTTTAGAGGCAGAAGCCATTTGGGCAGTTTTCTATAAGAACGAGCCTTTTAACTTAAAATCGTTTAATAGCCTAACAAGCTATCCTGGACCTAAATATAAGAAAGTTAGTTTTAGTAATCCTGGACATGCTAGAAATCTTGCTAAAAAAATGAACCTAACGTTTGGAACAACCGATTTTCAAGTTGTTAAGCTAACAAGTGGCACCATTATTAAATGATAACAAGAACTGCATTGACTAAGATATTTTTACAACAATGGGGTAAGAGTACAGATGATGCTAATATAAACTTGTACAGTCACAAATGGTGGCAATCCAATCGCGTCAATAAACCAAATGCATTCCGCCTAAGTGACGAAGGTTATGAGTTTTTGGTTAAAGAATTAGAACTCAAAGAATACGAAATTCCATTTACCGAACCAATTGAACTTAGCCCGCAAACCATTATCTTTTTGGAGAGGTACGTGGATTGTCCCTATTACCTTACTAATCAAAGTATCACTGTTTTTGCTGAGAAAAAAGGGTTTGAATTGATGCTGTTTTCGGACGATATCCGTAAATTTGGTTTGGTTAAAGCCATGACCGAACGCCAAAAAGAACTATAAGTTTTGGCTAAAGTTGGCAAAAACTTCTTAAAAAACACTTGACTCTCTTCCTATTCCGCTGTATAATACATACATAGACAGCGTTAGTTCAACAACACTTTTTAAACTAAGATAGGAAATATATGAGCGAGATCCTTAGCCGCACCGTTGGCCCAAAAAATGCTAAAAAGTCTTTGCGTAAGGCTTTTAAAAATCAGCGTCCAATCTTTATCTGGGGCCCCCCAGGAATTGGTAAGTCTGATATTATTAAACAATTGGGCGAAGAACTTGACGCTCACGTTATTGATGTTCGTTTGAGCCTGTGGGAACCTACTGACATTAAAGGTATTCCTTACTTTGATTCCAATGTCAATAAAATGGTTTGGGCACCTCCCAGCGAATTGCCTGATGAAGAGTTTGCCAAAAAGCACAAGAAGATTGTGCTGTTCTTGGACGAAATGAACAGTGCGGCTCCCAGCGTACAGGCAGCGGCTTATCAGTTGATTTTGAATCGTCGTGTTGGCACTTATCGCTTGCCCGACAATGTTGTAATGGTTGCGGCTGGTAATCGCGAAACTGACAAAGGTGTCACATTCCGTATGCCTGCTCCGCTGGCAAACCGTTTTGTTCACTTGGAAATGACTGTTGAGTGGGATGACTACTTTGAGTGGGCCGCTGAAAACAAGGTGCATAAAGATGTGGTTGGTTTCTTAAGTTTCTCTAAAAAGGACTTGTACGACTTTGATCCAAAGTCCAGCTCACGTGCCTTTGCTACTCCACGTAGCTGGTCGTTTGTTTCCGAGTTGTTGCACGACGATGACTGCGATAACGAAACATTGACTGATTTGGTAAGTGGTTCAGTTGGTGAAGGATTGGCTATTAAGTTCATGGCACATCGTAAACATGCCAGCAAAATGCCTAACCCTACAGACATTTTGAATGGCAAGGTTAAGAAAATGGAGTCAAAAGAAATTTCGGCCATGTACTCTTTGACTGTGTCTCTGTGCTACGAATTGAAAGATTCCTGCGATAAAAAGGCCAAGAATTGGAACGAACAAGTCAACAACTTCTTCCAGTTTATTATGGATAACTTTGAAACAGAATTGGTTATCATGGGAACTAAGTTGGCACTGAGTACTTACAAATTGCCGCTGGACCCAGATGAGATTGAATGTTTTGACAAGTTCCATGCTAAGTTTGGCAAATACATTGCGGCAGCAACTGACAAGAACTAATTTGGTTTAGCACTATTTGACACCACCTTCGGGTGGTGTTATACTATATACATACAGCAAACATTAGGAGCAAATATGTCACACGTAGATCCAATTATCGACAAAATTATTATAGCCCGTGTGGGCCTATTACTTCGCCATCCATTCTTTGGCAACATGGCTACCCGTTTGAAAATCGAAGAAGGTACTGAGTGGATGGGCACTGCCGCAACAGACGGACGCACCATTTATTTCAACCGTGCATTTTTTACTCCACTTACAGTTAAACAAGTTGAGTTTGTTATTGCACACGAAATTCTCCACAATGTGTTTGATCACATGGGACGTCGTGAAGGCCGCAATCCACGCATCTTTAACATTGCCGCTGACTATTGTGTAAATGGTCAATTGGTACGTGACCGTATTGGCGAACACAACATTGAAGGCATTAAGATCTTCCATGATCCAAAATATTACGGCATGGGTGCGGAAGAAGTTTACGACAAGATCTTTGACGAGATGGACGAAGATGAACTGAACGCATTGGGTCAATTGTTGGACGACCACATTGACTGGGGTGACAAGGACGGCAAAGATGGTCAGCCTAAGTACAGCAAAGAAGAACTGAAACAAATCCGTGACGAGATCCGTGAAGCCACAATGCAAGCGGCACAGGCAGCGGGTGCGGGAAATGTGCCTGCAAGTGTTCAACGCATGATTAAAGATCTTACAGAGCCTAAGATGAACTGGCGTGAGATTTTGCGTCAACAAATTCAAAGCACTATCAAATACGATTACTCTTTTATGCGTCCCAATCGTAAGGGCTGGCACATGAGTGCAATATTGCCTGGTTCTGCTTACGAAGAGACTATTGACATCTGTGTGGCTATTGACATGAGTGGTTCAATTGGTGACGATCAGGCCAAAGACTTTTTGAGTGAAATCAAAGGTATTATGCAAGAGTACAAAGATTTTAAAATTAAAGTATGGTGCTTTGATACTAAAGTTTACAACGAACAAGACTACGACGGCTACTCCATGGATGAGTTTGACACTTATGAAGTTATGGGCGGTGGTGGTACTGAATTTGATGCCAATTGGGATTACATGAAAGAGCATAACATTAATCCTAAAAAGTTTATCATGTTCACAGACGGTTATCCGTATGGCAGCTGGGGAGATGAGAACTACTGCGATACAGTATTCATTATTCACGGTAATAACAGTATTGTTCCACCGTGGGGCGAGTTTGCCTACTACGACATGGCTACAGAAGAAGCATGAGTCTAAAAAACGGCAAGCCCAATCCTCTAAATTATTTTGATTTGCGGAGGGTTGAGTTTGCCTGTCCGCATTTCAAATACACACATCTAGATAGATATAACCCTACACTATATAAAAATATCGACGATTGGATCAAAAAAAATCTAAATAATCGCTATTACATAGGGCAAGGTATTACTGTGGATCGTACAAATACTATCACACACAACACTAAAATAGGCTTTGAAAGTGAAAAAGAACTCAGTTTCTTCACGATTGCCTGTCCGCATTTGCAGACGAGATAAATTATATACGTACTTAAACTAAGGAGATATTATGACTGATACTGTACAAGAGAATACCGAAGCTCAAGAATCTGCAACTCAAGAGCCAGCAAATGAATTGAATATCAACGACTTAAATGCAATGAAAGTTATCATTGATATTGCCAGCTCACGTGGTGCTTTTAAGCCTAACGAAATGACAGCAGTTGGCCAAACTTATACTAAGTTGACTGCATTCTTAGATCAAGTTGCCAAGCAAGCTGAAGGAGCAAAGAAATAATGAGTGAACTAAAGCACGTTGGTAGGGTCAAAGCTACTAATAAAAAATGTCTAGTAGCATATCGCACACTCCCTGGCGATGCTTACTATTGTCTAATTGTACCGACTGAAAATTTGCCCGATAGCTATCACGATGCATTGATCAATTTGGTTGAAAGCCATGCTGGTCAGGATGCTTATGAATTTGCAGAAGCAATGGATCGTACGCAATTTCCGGACGGAAGTCGAATGTTGCCAGCATTACATTCAACTGGTCGTTTAATTAAAATAGCAACCGATGCTATTGAAATGACGCCAACGTTAGCGGAAAGCATTACCCTGTCCGAGTTAAATCAAATTATTGCAGAGCAACGTGGAATTCCAGTTGATGAACTTTCTGTACAACCGGGTTTGTCAGAAGTTCCACGCACCCGGGATCTTGGAGAGCCAGCAGTAGCAGAAGCTACTGCAATGCCAGCCACTGCTACAATCGAATTGACTCCTGATGCACAAGCTAAAGAGTATCGTTCCAAGGCAGACAGATTGTCCAAGGAAGCGGCATCATTTAGACGCATGGCCGAAGAGCTAGTACCTACAACGAAAAAATGACCTCTCAGGGAAGAATTCTTCCCAAGGATGTCATCGATCATTGGCCTGAAGTATTCGGTGATATAAAACTTAATGTACTACCAATAAGTTATTTGAATGCAGTGTTAGTCAATTTTAAAGATGGGAAAACTTGGGAAATTCGTGTGACTCCACAGACCAGAAAAGCTGGCTGGGAATCTTTTGAAAAATCGTTATCCGAGTTGGTGAAAAACTACGAAGATAAGATCGACAATGTTGATTTCAAATTAGATACTGAAAAAGTTAAAAAAGATATTAAAAAATCTACCGATAAATTCTTAAAGAAAAAGAAGCTATAAATAATGAATGTTCAGTTATTATCCTATTCACAGCCAACGCCAGAATTTAAAAATCTTGGTATCTCAGATGCACAGGAACTCATTGCGTATTGTGCCCGTGTGTCCAATCCCAGCAATCAACTCAACACAGACACATCAGAAAAACTCATCCGATACTTGGTCAAACACCAACACTGGAGCCCACTCGAAATGGTCAGTGCCTGTATCGAAATCACCACCACCAGAGATATTGCCCGACAGATCCTTAGACACAGAAGTTTCAGTTTCCAAGAATTCAGTCAGCGATATGCTGACCCTACTCGAGACCTTAACTTTGTTACAAGAGAAGCAAGACTTCAGGATCCAAAGAACAGGCAGAACAGCGTCCAAGTGGATGATACAATGTTACAAAACGAATGGTTTAGAGCTCAACAACGAGTCATCTATGCAGCCAAACGTGAATACGAATGGGCTATCGCTAACGGTATAGCAAAAGAGCAAGCTCGTGCTGTATTGCCTGAAGGCCTTATTGAAAGTCGTTTATACATGAATGGTACACTACGTTCATGGATTCACTTTATCGAACTTCGTAGTGCAAATGGTACTCAGAAAGAGCACCAAGAAGTAGCCGTTGCCTGTGCTAAAGTAATTGCTACCGTGTTTCCAATGGCAGCTGATCTTACTTAAAAGTCTCCGGCGGGTAAGTTTTTATGTGATAATAGAACTGACCCGCTAGCCATGAGTCATCCTCAATTTTGGCATAAGTGGCAGGATCATTCCTGTATGTTTCTCCAAACCATTTGCCAGCACTTGCTCCGCCACGTGAATACTTGTTGACACCTTTATACAATAATTCTTGCATTTTATCAGAGTTAGACATATTGCATTTGGCTAATTCTGCACTTTCTCGAAATCCGGCAATCCAGTCAGTCATCAATGCAGTAGTAGTTCCAGATGGGTCTACCAAATATTTAAATGTTTCAACTGGGGGAAACATTTCAATGTGTTGTTTAAACTGTATCTCTAACCATTCATAGTCATTGATCTTAGATAATGCTTCAGAATCATCTTTATATGTTGTTCCGTACCACTGACCTGCACTCGCTCCGCTTTTAGCATATTCTCCAAACTCAGATTCTCCGCCTTGGTAAAGCCATGTTTTTAATCTAAGTTGAGATTCTTCTGCATCATCCCCGTGAATTACTCCGCTACTTAATTTTACACATTCTCTAAATGCACTACGCCATGTATTAAAAGGACTGGTATTAAATTTAGTAATGTTTGAAACTGTGGGCATGATTTTAAATTTACTAGAAATACTTGTTGTCATATCAGTACTATTAACATCAAGATTTACTGTTAATTCACGGGGTAGTAATTTTACGCCACCGTTGCCGTACTCCAATCCATTTACTGGATTTTGACTACGCCATACATGCACAATATCAGTTTCTTTTTCAGATAGTAATAAATTAAATTTAAAATTTTCACTAATGATTGCATCAGCATCCACTACATAAAACATATTAGTTGTTGCTATTTTGGCGGCGGCAATGTGTGCTTGATGAATTCCTTTAACTCCAGAAACTCGTAATACATTATTCTGTATAACACCAGTATGTGATATCAATCGATGATAGTTATCGTCTGCATATTCTTCATTATACGAAATAAACACTACATCATAATATCTAGTATGACTTGCTATCGTATTCATTTTTATCATGCCTGAGAAGAATCTATTTTCTATTTCAGCATCTGTAACTTCTTTAGTTTTAGGAAATAATCCTACTGCTGGTAAATTGCGATCGGCACTGTTTGGCCAAATATGTATATACTGCTCTTCGTGTACAGGAGGTCGATAGTCAAAGTTAAAATTTATATCCACAACTACATCAGGCCATACTGCCCAGAATAATTTTGTTGTGGATTTTTTCTGTGCTTCTCTAAAAGAATTTGCTGTCTTTGCAAAAGGCCAAGTTTGTTTTAATCTGGCAAAATCCAATTCGGAACTGTTATTAATTCGACTGATAAAAATAATGTCGTACATTATCGCTTCCTTATAATTCTGGGAGTGTTGTTGAACACAGTTTTAAAAAATTTACTACCACTTGCATCAATGTTACTAAGCTCTAATCCACATTCACGAATTAAAGTTTCTCCCAGTCCCATAATTTCATAGGGCAACATTTTGTCTGTAATCTTGCTGTATTTTTCTTCCCACTCTTTTGTGAGCCAATCAAAATCACGCACATTGCTGTAATCCCAATCTGTACAATTAGTCAAGTATGCACCTTCTCTGGCACCGTGCATACTCCACAATCCGTTAGTGACATCAGCACCAATGTTGCACCAAACTAATAATCGGTGATAATTTTGCCACCATATATTTTTAAGATCTTTTACTTTGGCACCTTGATCTAAACTCATTTTAACACCTTCTCTGAATCCCGCACGCCATGCTTGAAACGGAGTTGCATTGGTAAAACTTTCACTGTAATTTTCGTTAAATTGATAATATTTGTCATCAAAACAAAACTCTACTAGACCTTTAGTGTCATTAGCATCTGAATTTTCATGCGTTTTCATCTCATTAACAAACTTAGGTGTCCACATTTTAAGGCCACCATTGCCATACATGAGATCATTTACATGTACTTTTCCGCACCAACTGAACACATGGTTAGATGTTAATCCTAAATCATCTAGATTGATCTCAACTTCTAAAAATTTAGGGTCAATGATATTATCACCGTCTACTGTGACAAAATATTCAGTTTCGCATTTTGCGGCACAGGCCTTGTGTGCGGCATCACTGCCTTTGACACCATGTACACGTTTTGCCCATGGCACTTTAGCAACCAAATCTGCGTAATGTTTTTCAGCATTAGGCTCGTCATAACTGAGGAAAATAATGTCTTGATCTATAATTTTTATTGTTTTGCTCATTCTTTGTTTTTCTTCCAAATTGTTAATCCATACGATGAAAATAAAGATTTAGTAGATATTGAAATTTTATCTATATTTTCTTCTATACTGGTTGTAAAAGGAACATGTACTTTATCTGATACTAGATCTTTTACGTTAATGGTAATTGTTCTAATTAAAAAATCAAAATCAGTTTCCATTGTAATAAAAAATGTCAGCATTCCCATTGGATACTTATTATCATAATACTGTTGTCTAACTTTATCAGATATTAAAAAAATCCACATATTATCAGAGGCTACCCAGTGTATTATTAATTCTGTCTTTTTATTGGCCTTGGCAGTAATCCATTCAAACATGTTGTTTTTAAAAAATAACTCTTGTTGCATTTTTGGAACAATTTCTAAGCCTGATTCACTATCAGGATTTTTTGTTCTTGTTACTGTCCAATCTTTAAAATGCTCTACACCTGTCACAAATTTTTCATACAACGGATAATCTATTACAATACCATTTTCATAAAAGTTATTTTCTTCGTTTGAAATAGACAGTATATCGCCTGTTTTAATATCAAAATAGCATCTGTAGTTTTGTACTGTAGGTGCAGTTGAGGCTGCAATTTCTTCTGGTGTAAGACAATCTTTAGTACGTTTCATGTGCTAATTCCTGTAATCTATCAAGTATGCTATCTGTTAGAAAGTTTTTTTCTACATAATGAAATAAAGCAGGCTGTTTAATATTTCCAACAATTAATTTTCCAGTAGATGTCAATACATACGGAACGGTATCTTGCCAGCTTACTGGAGATATTGGCCAGGATTGTAACGGAGTTTTCATATGCACAAAATTCAACGGAGAATTTATATCAAACATATCATCTTGCATGCCGGCCATTTCAATTGTAACAGCACTGGCTAAATCCATACTCAACCAGGGTTGATAATCTACTGGTGCAAATTTAGAATATGCCCATTCCCAGTTGTTACACACAAATTCTAGAACTTTATAAAAATCAAGACTCTCTTTGCATTTCTTAAAATAGTGTAATGCAAAATAAGGATTAGATAAGTTGTTAGAAACAAATGCTTTACGATGTACCGTATCCACAATCGTTTCTAATTTGTAGTTTTTAACGGTGGAACAAAATCTAATATTAAAATGTCCGCAATAATCCCACCAAGAAGAAATATCATCTAACAACAGCATATCAGTATCTAAAATGATAGTTTCGTCATAAGGACTTGCGTGATATAATTTCCAACGATTTTCAACTTTCCATTCTTTGTCAACCGCATCATCATTTCCTGGAATTGGAATAATTTGATCAAATACTGATTTGTATTTTTTTGGAACTTTATCATTTGTAACTAACGATATTAACGACACAGATTTTTGACTATATTTAATGGACAATGCCAATGCATATGCCTGCTTGATATAATCAACAGTATCTGTATTTTGTGCAAGTACTAAGAACCCTTTAGACACCTGTACCTCCATCAATAAAACGACTTAAACTAGACTTATTCATAACATGGACATCAACATCTTTTGTTTTTGCCGCAGTATATTCTCCGAGATAATCTTGTTTTTCTAAGAGGAATTTTAGAGTAGTATCATCTATAGTAATGAGAACATCACGGTCAGTTGAATAAATCATTTTACCCGGCAATTCATCTGCAAATGTGCCATTAATTTTACCGTTCATGATATGTATAGCAATACTAAAAGCAAAATCATTTCTAAATGTAGGAGATTCAATACTGTACAAAGTTCTGAAATAGTTCCAATTTAATTTTATATATTCTACTAAATCAAAAAATGTTTTCATTACTGGATTTTTTTCAAATATGAAAGTAGTAGCCCAATAAAACGGAATAGAATACGGATTGATTCTAAGGTATTCTTTATTTGTACGCCAGTTAGAAATATCTAAACTATCTTTGTATATTTGTAAATTTGCATCATGTGTTAATGCACCTGCAAGAACCGACGAATTAATTATGTAATCACTATCAATTACCAAAGTTCTATCATAAGGTGTTAAGTCGTATACTTGACTTCTCGACATGTTTTTCCAATCGAGTATCCTAGAAGATAACGAGCCATCATTAAATCTGCGTGTATGAAATGCCGCATTATTAGGAATTTCGACTATTCGATCAAATACATGATCGGGTTGACTTTCCAGTAACCACCCTTTACTATCTGTAATCAATGTTACTGGAATTTTTAAAAATTTATCTATGCGAGTGGCCGCAAAAGCTGCCATTTTGACATAGTCTATTGCAGAATTATTCTGGGCAAATATTACTGCTCCACATTTCATAATTCAATTAGGCCCTGTATTTTACGTTGTTTCTTAATTTCGGAAAATTTATTTGAATATGTATTCAACGCAAGAAAATACTGTTCAGTAACAGCATCAAAAAATGCTTGGACATCTTGAATTTGCACAGGTGAATTGTTCGAATCGACAAAAACAACATCAGTTGTATGTCCAAGATCTAGCACAGTCTTGATATAAGTAATCAAATTGCTGTCAATTTTAAATACAGCACCGTTAATATAGTATATTAACTGTTGATTAAATTCTTCTAATATAATTCTTCGTTGGTTTGATAACGTAGCCATGTAATTGGCTGTTTCAAACGCTTTCTCAATTCGTTCGTCCATAGGTAACTCCGCAAGTAGTATAATACACTACTTTAATTATCTAGTCAACGAATTTAGAGTTATAAAGCTGAAACTACAGCAGTAGGAGGAGTTACCGATACATTAGATCCGGTAGCATAGTATTGTTGAGGAATGCTAGTCAATGTACCATTTGCTGGCTCATATGCATATCCGCCGGCACCTGCGGCTGTATAAGAAAAAGTTGGTGTGAATATAACTTGAGTAGAACCTGCATCTCGTCTAGCATATAAATCATATTGGTTTGGAGAATATTGGCTATCGGCTGAATCAACAAATTTTGTAAAAATTAACTGATTAGTAGTTGTTAAGTTATACCATCCAATATTTTGCGGAGTACCTGTACCTGTATTAGTAGTAGTATTAGCACTCATTGATATAATACCCATGTTGGTTAACAATGTTGCCCAGGATCTATTAACAAGATAACTAGTGTCATTAGTATAATTTGTAAAACTGGCACTAAATTTAAAATTCCCGCCGCTATTAAAATAAAAACGTGCATCATCAGCAGATGCGAATGTAATAGTAACAGTATGGCTAATTGTAGAAGCCCAAGGACTAGTTCTAGTGGCTATGGTAAAGTTTGCCAACGATCCTTGTGTAGCTGGAGGAATTGTCAATCGATTACTAGTAGAAATATCTGCAAACGTATTGTAAGCGGCACGATCTACTTCTTTGATTGTTGTACTAGTAGTTGGCAATACTAATAATCCGCCTTCATTATTACCTGTTTGGTGTTGCCTTGCTTTAAGAAGATCGTTTCTTAAATTATTCCATTGTGTAACTGTAATTTTATTGTTTCTGGCAACTTGAGAACTGGTTAATGCTTGTCCATAACCGTAGTCGGCAGATCCTGTTCCTAAAATATTACTTACTTTTGATTGTATAGCATTATAATCTGTTGCTATAATCTGTGTGCCAAAGCCTGCCATGAGTTATCCTTTATCTACAAGTATAGTTATCATTATAAAATAACACATTCTATAAGTTTAACCAATGGGTCGTTATTTGTTTCCAATGCAATTGCAAATACATCAGCAGTATTGCCCATTGCGGATTGTGCTGTTCCGTTTGCACCAGCTACCAAACGTTGACCTTTAATAACAGATCCAATTACCTTAACAGGAACACGACCTTTAAGAGCAACATACGTTCCGCCTTCTAATGCACTATTCATCATATATGCTGGGTTAGCAGAGACTGCACCTAATGCACGGAATCCAACTTGGGCAGAGGTAACTTCTTTTTCGCCACCTACCATTAAAACTGTTCCAACTTCATATTCTTGATCAGCAAGGTATTTCTCTGCCAAGTCAGCATAATTAGCACTGGTTGCAACACCTTGAAATACTACTGCATTTATATAACCATTAACATCTCTGGCGGCAATAGTATTAGTACTAGAATCAGTACTAGCAGAACGATAATTACCATTAACACTTAATAAGTCGGCTTTATCCGCAGTCCCTTTAAATTTATCAGCATATATTCGATTAAAGTAAAAATCTAAAGATCCAATATTTGATACTAAGGTTGTGCTAGGTAATATATCCACATATGTGGTATCGGTGCGGCCTGTGAATTTAATATTTGATGTGGTTGGAGTTCCCGAAACAGTTGTTTTAAAGACAATGTCTTTACCTTGTTGATTTTGAATTGTCGGCGTCGTTTCAGAATCATTAAAAATACGAAGCAATGCTTGTGGATCGCCAACTGTGAATCCCGAATGTGCAAAATGAACAGGATTACCAAAAGTTGCATTATTTGTTTGAATAAAAGAACTTGCTGTTAGGCCGCCTAGTCTTTCACTGTCTGTGGCAGTTCCCCAAAATCTGTGTCCTGTTTGTGTTTGTCCTAAATTGCTTACACCGTCATCATTAGTATAACATAATGTAACACCTTGGTGTATATTTTCAAAGCCATCAATTGGGTTTACTGCATTTAACGTAAAATTTGTAGTACTAATTGTAAATATTGTAACATCATCATCAATTGCTTGGATGACTGCATGTGGGTGCCCGGCAGTATCCAATAAACTAATTGAACGCATTTGTGTAACTGTTTGAGAACCAGCTACGCCCTGTGGGCCAATTAGTGTGTATGTTGCACCGTCCCAAGCATATAACTGTTTATTAGTGGTATCAAACCAAAAATCTCCAACAGTTAGCCCTGTCGGAGCAGTTGCACTGATCTCGGCACCGCCTGTTGTACGGAATTTAACTCCGTCATAAAATTTTAATTTACTAGAACTGCTATCAAACCAGATTTGACCAGAAATTGCTCTGGGAGGAGGGTTATTTGATGCAAAATTTTCCAGCAAATATACAAAATTTTCGTTTTGTACGCCACCGTAACCGGCATAATTCTTACCAATTAATTTCAGATCAAGAGTTGCATCGATGGTGCCGTCCGCAACCACTGCAACCTGTGCTCCATTTGTTCTAGTTATTGTATATGACATCTCACTTGTTCCTTATTCTACAGTATTTATTCTATTTGTTAAGGCAAATTAGTTTGCCACTGCCATACTCCAGCTAATAACTGGAACTGCCTTATTTCTGTGGTGCCAGACACTTCAGTGACAACAATGTTGGCTTTTGTATTATATTCGTGATCAGCTGGGTCAAACACCAAAGACAAGTAATTTGTAGCTATTTGATCATTTCTATAACCTAGAGGTACAGTTAGAGATAGTGCTAAAGGTGCAGATCTAACCTTAACATCCACATATGTTTTATTTGTAGCATCTGTATCAAATATTGGTAAATCTAATGATGTTATACGGTGTCCGCTTACGTCTACCGTACCTAATCCTTTAGGTGTTATCATAACATCGCCGTCAGCTTGGGTTATGTTATTATAATAAAGAATATTATCAGCTATTTTTAAATTGCCTGCTTGAACACTGACTAAATCACCTACGCTTGTTAGACCAGGAGCACTTGTAATATATGTTCCTAAACTACTACCTGTTAGTGCATCAAATCCGTTAATTTTATATGATTTTCCGGCAGCTAAATTAATGTTTTCTGAACTTGTCCAGCTAGCAGTTGCAGATAACCACGATATTGTTTTGTCGCCGTCTGTGCCAGCGGCCAGTGTAATCCCGCCTGCTTCTGCTGTAATATTAGTGGGCAATGCAGTCTTGCCTAATACAATCATTTTATCAGCAATTTCTAAATTTGTAGTATTGATTGTAGTTGTTGCACCTTCAACAATTAAATCTCCTCGGATTCTTGCATTTCCGTTAACATCTAATGAGGCTGTTGGTAAGTTAGTGTATATGCCAGTTCGTTTAGTAGTGGCGTTAATGAAAAATGCAGTATCGAGTCCTGTTCCGCTGAGTAAATTAATACCATAATTCTGATTAGGAGTGTTTGATTTAACTTGAAAAATTGATGTAGTGGCGTTGAACTCTGTACTAGAACCTTCTCCTAATACTAAAGGAATTGCATTTTGAATAGTAATTGTGCCGGTTGTAGCAGAACTATCCGTTGTTGAAAGGAAGTTGGCAGCAGTTTTGCGAGTAACTCCGTCAGCAGATAACAAATAATCTGCTTGTGTAACTGGACTGTGCAATTTAATATTGGAATATGTTCCTGCATTGAATCCCGTATACACAACTCCAGTATATCCTGCAATATTACTTGCAGGAGTAAATGTATCTTTACTAAAAATACCGATAGGAGTGCCAGCTACGCTGAGTCTTAAAACAGTATGACTAACACCAACCGAATCAACTATATCTTCTGTATAAAATCCAGTAGTGCCCTGAGTTGCTGTCCATAATGGGCCTGCAAGTTTTGTTGATGTTCCGTCATTAAAATAAAGTTGCTGGCGAGTACTGTCAATCCATATGTCGCCTGCTGAAATACTACTTGGCACAGTCGGAGAAACAATTGTGCCGCCACTAACTTTAAAAACAGTACCATCATAAACTTTTAATCTGTTTTCACTCGTGTCAAACCATAATTGACCAGTTATCGGATGATTGGGTTGGGCCGTGTTAGCAAAATTTTCTAATAACCAAACAAAATTATCGTTTACATAAGTTCCATATCCGCTGGCATTTTTTCCAATTAAGGTAATGTCTGTTGCAGTTTGATCTACATCACCATCCACTAATTGTGTTAATGTTGTTCCATCTGTTTTAATTATAGTATAACTCATTATAAGACACCAGTAAAGATTATATAGTTTATAGTTGTGTACGGATTCATAACATTAACAGCAGTTCCTAGTTGGCCGGCAATAACTCCGCCGCTGTTAGGTAATCCAGATCCAGTACTTAAATTTGGTAAACCTAAACCCGGAACAGCACTAGTATCACTAACACCGCCTGGCAAGCCTGCGGCATAATATTGTGCAGTTTCACTACTTAAATTATGTTTATGATCTGGTAAGTTTGATGTAGTTAATGAAACTGTTTGGCTACCCGAACCTGTTCCTATTAAATCAGCTGTAACATCAGTTACTCGATTGGCCATTGTTTCTGGTTGGCCACTAATTTGTACTCCAGTATCATCTTTGCTTGGCACAACTCCACCGTTATTCATGTTGTCACGACCTAACGGAAACCTTCCTCTAAAATCTGGTAAAGCAAATGTTGCATAACCTTGTAGAGATATGGCTGCTTTGTAGGTATATCCAATAATACTATACAATACTGGATAACTAGAAGTTTTCACTTCACTTCCGTCGCACAGTAAGTAACCTGTTGGCACTACATTGCCCGCAAAAGGAAATATTGCACCTACTGGAACAGTTGCCACATGTTTAAGAAACACATCTTTTGTCATTCGAGATAAATTAGAATTACCTACTCGATATATTAACATTTGATCAGTGGACAGCGAATCTGTTGTGGGATCTTTATTACTAATAAAATTTTGACTAAGGCTAGTATTAAAAATTGCAGTTCCGTAAGTAGTTTGTCCTGTAAAACTAACAGGATCACTAGTGACATCTCCAGTTAAGCTGAATACAGTTGGACTAGCAAGTCGAGCGGCTGAGCCACTAATACTACCTTCTAATGTTCCTGTAAATTGTCCTGTAAAATTACCCACGAACGATTGTGCGTAAATATTTCTAAATGATAAATCTGATGATCCAATATCGTAAATATTAGTAGTACTTGGCAACAATGCTGAACCTTGTTGCGGTAGACTTGTGGTACTATCCAACCAATTTAAATATAACTGACCATTTATTGTAGTATCATCTCCAAGATTAGTTCGTTTACTTACTGCAAGGCCGCCAGCAGTTACAATACTACCTGTAGTAGAAGACGATGAGTCAAATACTGAAGTAATATTTAATCCACCACTGCTAGTAATTAATCCGGCTACATCCAAAGTTGAAGTAGGAGATGTATTATTTGTACCAATACCCACTCTAGAGTTTGCGGCAAGATGTAGTACAGTAATAGGATTGTTATTATCGTTTAATCTAAAACTAACACTGTTTCCGCTGGCTTTAGAATATAACACAGTACTTGTACCGTCTGATCCTGTACCAATATTAAAATTTAAATTACTACCAACAGTAATGCCACCGTCGGCACGTATGCTTATTGGATAATTTGTAACACTTGATATATCTGTTCTTAAAAAGTTTGCGGCGGGTACTGTTGTAGTTCCTACTAGTAAAGCGTCGGCCTTTTCCGCTGTTCCCCAAATTCTAGATAACGAACTAGCATTAGTTGAATCGGTTGAGCTAAGATTAAATCCTTGATTGATTGTTGCAAAACCAGTAACAGTGGACTTTGGGGTAAATGTTTCTTTGCTGATAATTGCTAATTGATAATCATTTGCGTATAAACTAATCACACTGTGAGATACGTTATCTGTATCAACAATAGTATTAATTACGGGACCTGTAAGTTTACCTGAACTAAATTGGGGGCCTACTAACAACCAATTACTACCTGAGAATACGTATAATTGTGCTGTTGTAGTATCAACCCATAAGTCTCCAGGATTACTATTTGCGGCAGCAGGAACAGTTCCAGCTTTTTTAATTGATCCTGCGGCAGTCCAGATTGTTCCGTCAAAAACTTTTAATAGACTAACTCCGGTACTATTATCATACCATAGTTGTCCTTCGACTGGATTACTTGGAGCAGTAGTATTTGCAAAATTTTCCAACAAATGTAAAAAACTTTTTGCAATTTCAGGGCCGTAACCAGCGTAGTTTTTACCTACAAAAGTTAAACTTGTTTGAGTATTAAGTGCCTGATCTTCAACTGTAATGCTTGGCTTAGCAGGATTAGTTGCATCAGTAAAGGTAACTTGGTAAGCCATTTATTAAACTCCTACTAAGCCAGTTAAGCTCTGAATGCGTACAGTATAATCAATTTGAATAAGCCTGTTTAAACTTTTTTGTACTGGGTGGAAAACTACATGGGTCAATAATAAACTATTACCAGAACTGCTGTAACTTTTTAAACCCAGCTCATCAAACACAAAAGTACCATTTGTAGTAGTTGCATTATCAAAGGCCAATTGTCCTGAATTGTTGCCGTCGCCGTAATCTAACAAACAAGTAACAAATAAATCACTATAATTAGTACCAGTTACATGCCTTACTTCAATATAATTTCTACTAGGGTCTAAATTATTGCTTGAATTTTGATTAACTACTTTGGAATATGTTTGATTATATAAACTTGCATTTGATCCCGAACTATTTGGCGTCAAGTAGGTAATAATTCCTGTTGGGTCAACAGCAGTGCCGCCGTTCCCAAATCCCATTTCATAAACGAACCCGTTTCCACTATCAGCAAGACTGTTGACTAGGGCAATACTGATGTTTTCATAGTGTATGGCATTGCGTTTATTGATAAAGATTTCCCCAGATTCTGGGTTATAAATTTTAATGTGCCCTTCTATGTGGATTCCAGTTGTTTCTTGACTCTGCATGGTGATCTCTCTTTATCGTGTATTTATTCGTTTATATAATGTGCTAGTTTATTGCACAGTAGGAATAGCATTTTCAGCATACCATATGCCCGGAGTTGCCTTTAAAAACTCAGCAATTTTACTGTTATCGTATTGAATATTGGTGTTACTATCCCAATCAGTTCCGTTTCGTTTAATAATAGTAATGCGTGTTCCAAAAGATAACTTATGTGTTAACCGCAACGATGCTGATACACCGTCAACTGAGAATTCAGCATCTAACTTAATATCGCCTAGCGGGCTATTTGGTGCTTGATTTTCGTTATGCATATTGTACGGAGATTTCTTTAATCTGATATTGCCAATAAAAAATGTCCAGTTGGCAATATCATTTTTAAAATTACTTGTACTAGTATGTTCAGTTAAACACTGATATGTATAACTTCCTAATGTTACTATTATACCTGGAAGATATGTTACCTTTGGTAACCAATCTACACTAGTATCATATCCACCAACAAACACTTCAATTTTGTCGCATTGCCCGTAGCCTACAGGAATCGTAGTATTGTACAATTTCCAGTAAGTTACGTTTGTTGGAAGTATAGTTACAGCAGAATTGAATACATAAGATTTTATGTTTACATAATATAAATTATTATAAACTACCACATCGTTTGCATTATAACTTCCAGAATCGTTATAGTTATCCAATAATGTAAATCCAAAATTAGTAAACCATTTCTCAATATTTGATTTAGAAGGTATAAAATTTAACGGAATAATAATACTTTCTCCGTCAGATATTACGTGGTCAACTATTGAAGAATCAACATAGGGTATAGATTCTGTTGGGCCCAACTCCTGGACATATGTCCCAGCTTTATGTACAAGAGGAGTACCTGTTCCTAAAGTTCCCCGACGCAATTTACTCAACACGTTGCCATTTATTTCGTAAAATTCAATACGCTCTCCTCGAATTTCAATAATTCCTGGTTTATTTTTAAGTGGGTTTGGTTTATCAAAGTTATCAGCATTTTCTACTTCAATAATTCTATCATCAAAACTTAAATCTGTTGTTAATATAGTTCGTTTATTCAGGCTTAATCGTTTATAATGTACACGATTTAACATATCTTTAAATTGCATATAAGAAATGCCGGCCATTAGTATATTGCTACCAAATGTCATTAATGTGATTTTATCATCGATTGAAGGGTCAACTGTGAGTTGTATACTTGTTCGATTTTCGTTTAACTTATAGTCAACACTAGGAACAAGTATATTTTCATTTTGAATAACCCATACATAGCTGTCGCTAATAATAGCACGATCCAATGTTAGTGTCCCATTAGTAATGCCTTTGTAAGAATAATATTCAACAGAATCAGGAGTTATTGAAAGATTAGACGATACATTTAAAGTTGTTCTTTCAATATCTAAAATATCGTGTCTATAAGAACTAATAACTTCTACAACGTCTAAATTAGAATATGATTCAACAAACGTAATTTGATTTGTAGATTGGTTATAAGAATAACCCTGATCTGTAGTAACACTTACTACTAATGTTTGTTTTGCATACTGCGAATAAATTAATTTATTAATCTTGACAGTTATTCCTCCAAGGTCAATTGTGTAATCTGATCCAAGATTTAATTTTATATCGCCAATATAAACAAAAATATTACCAATTGCAGTTGAATACGGAATTACCTTAACTGGATCAATTGTATAGTTTAATCGATTATTTGAAATTGTAAAATAACTATTAATTGGGCCTGGTATAATAGTATTGTTAACTCGAACTAACATATTTGATTCGTTTGGCAACGAATCACCAACTTTATATTCTAAAGTATACACATTGGATCCGTTAGTAAGTATGTGTTCAGTTTTTGTTACAGCAAATGATTGTTGGTCTCCAGCAACTACTATAAAACTTAATAATGCACCGGCTTCAGGAGCAACTCCAAAACGCATAGCTACTCTATTAATACTATTATAAGTGTTATCAGTTTTAAATATATCTGGTGTTACAGGCATACCGTCTACATAAATTAGAGTAGTTGTAGATGCTAACCAAGGAGCTCTTGTAATAAATTCTTGTGTTACACCGTCTCCAACAAAGTAATCGATATCTAATATATTACTGCCGTTGAATCCAATAATATATGCGGTTACAATTGTTCCTGCCGCAGGAGCAACATCAAAAATAACTTGTTTATTCCTATAATCGATGGTATATTCAGTGCCGTTAGTTTGTAAGTCTAGGCCTGTGCGTACTATTACTGCTTCAGCAGTATTTGGTTGGAGAGATAATTTAAATATTGTAGTTTCGCCGTCTGCAATAAAATTATCTATTTTAATATTAGCAGATCCAGACGGTGGTTGATCGTACACTTTAATAGCAACTGTATCAACTACTTGACCAGGAACAACTTCCTCAGGTGCAGGACTTGTTGTTGGAGAAATTAAATCATCACCATCTAAAATAATATCATCTGCTAGTAATCCAGTAGCAGAAGTAAAGATGCCTGTACTATAATTTCCAACAAACTCTCCGCCACTTAGTGCAGTATCATAATCAGTATCCTGAGATTTAATTGAACCGTCGCTTGTACTTTTACGTAATATAATAGTATCGTTATCGTTAATCACATAATCGGTTGGTATGCTAATAGTTTGTGTGATATTGCCGGTATATATTGGTGTAGTCAATATTGCTTCAGGATTTGTTTGATTAGAAGTTCCAAAGTCTGGATCATCTAATCTGAACGGGCCAAGATTTCCAATTATTTTTATAATACTACCAACTTCAGCTGGTTCTTTTAATGTAATAATTCCAGCTGTGTAAATGTTAACATTAGTTGGAATTATTAAATTTCGGCTGAATTCCAATGGTGTTGCTGGTAAGAGTGTTTCATATATAATTTGATCAAGAATTACACCAATAGGTGTAATTTCTTTTACAATCGTTCCGTATCCGAATGCAGATATAGAAGAAGTTTTTATGACGTCGCCGACAAATATCCCATTTGTTGACGACAATTGTACTGTAGTTCCTCCACGGATACTATGTGTAAAATGTAATGTACCGTTTGGTTCACTATCTGCAGGAGCACTAATAGTCAATGTTGTACTGTTTATTGTGCGTATTACTGTCTGGCCCGATGTGAATCCTGTTCCAATAATAATCATGCCGGCTGTGATGCCAGAAGTGCTTGTTACCTTAAGTGTCGTACTTGCATAATTAGTGGATGCATCGTAATTAGAATCAACTCCGCCAGAAATAGTAGGATATACTAGCGAAATTTCTGGATTATCTTCGTAAACATTATAAGAATATACTAACTGATCTGCAACTGCTATGTGTGTTTCTACATTACGTTTTGTATGATAGACGTTAATTTCAGATCCAACAGCCCATGTTGCAGGCAAAGAGTCTGCAGCATTTGATGGGAATGTATGTGTGTTTGCACGAACATTGACAATATAATCATCAAATGCTGAATCAACCGAATCCCACTTATCTGTAAAGTAAGGCAGGACGCCCCAGCCAGTGCTTATATCAAATCCTAGCCCAGTGATAACAACACCGCCGTAATCAATGCCTGTCATTAGTTGGCTTAAATCATTTCCAATATCGCCTTCTTGCGGATTATAAAAATATTTAATTCGATCGGCGGCATTTAATAAGATTATATTTTTTTTATAGGTTACAGAAATAATACCAGTTGGTGCAGAATCAAAAGTAATCAATCCCGAGTATCGTGTACTACCTTCTATCTTAGTTGATACAACTGATAATTTATAAGAATCACGCAACGCTGTAACTCCAGAAACAGTAACAGTTGAGGATCCAATTGTATTATCAGGTGCCCAGGTTAGCGGAAATTGCAAGCGAGAACCGTTGGGACTAAATGTTTCAGTTTCTTCTAAATGTGTAACATAGCAAGATTGAGTTATTCTATCAAACTTTATTTGAATTAAATTTGATCTTGGTAATCCTTTTCCTATCACTGCAACTACCTTGGCTGGAGTTCCATTTGAAAGTATGCCACCGTCAATAATAACGGCTGGTGCTGACAAATATCCGCTGCCAGGCGTTAATAAAATAATGCGATTAAGTATGCCATTAGAGAAAAATGCCCTAGCGGTAGCTCCGGATCCAGAATCACTTAAAATACGAACAACAGGTTCGGTAATATAACCAGACCCACCGTTGATAATTTTTAATTCTTTGATAACAAATCCCAAATTATCAACCCAATTTTTCCAAGGATAAGAATTAAACGCAGAGTCGAGCGTTACTAACGATCCGTGATTTACATATGCATCCATCGTTATTATTTTGTTATTTTTATATCGTGGAGGCAAATCAAAATCTGATATTAGTGTACTACTTAATTCTGTGTTTTGATATGAGCTTACATATTCTCTAATTTTTGTTTTGTAAGGTTTAACTTCAGCAATGTATTCTTGATAGTCAGCTAAGTTATCATTTTTATATGTAACAGGCTGATTTAATAAGCCTACATTGTGTCGTGCTTTGATAAAACTTGATTTAAAAATCCAGTCAAGATATACTTGTTCGCTAAGTGCATAACGTACAGTTGTAAAGAATAAATTTAAATAATTTACCCGTAATTCATCAATTAGAATATCATCTTTTAATGCAGTTAAAATAATACGCAATTCAGTTGTGGGTGCATTATCAAATACCGCACCGTCATATGTTGAACCGTCATACCCTTCATCAGTATTAGCAGATTCATAGATAGAAGAATTAAATTGTATTGTTCCGTTTCCAATACCAACAACATTATAAGATCTAGTATAATCAAATAAATCATTGTTGGCATATTTTTCCATAAACAACCAGTTTCCAGAACTTGGATTGCGTACTTTAACTAGTTGTCCTATTTCAACAGTAATAGAATTTAGTTCTGCTAGTGTGTCAACTGCATGGTCAACTGCGGTAAATTGATTATAACCAGTAGCAAACCAATCTACATAAGACCAATATTTTTGTGTGTCGTAAGTTTGAGATTGTAATCTAGACCATACGTTTTCTGTTGGTTCATAACTATATAGTGCCCATGATCCCTGAGCTTGGCTATCACTATATACCAATACAGAATAGTCTCTCACAGATGCAGTAGTGTTGCTATCGTATCCTTCACCTGGTGATAATACTTTCACTCCAGTTATCTGGCCAACAGCATTGATTACAGCACGTATTTTAGCACCAATTCCTGAACCAATAATGTTTATATAAGGTGCGTGTACATACCCTCTTCCCGGAAACTGAATATCAAGCCCAGTTATTTTTCCATCTACAATTATAGGATTTCCAAATATTGGGCGTTTAAATGCTCCGACATTTACAAATCGTATTTCAGCATTTGTATTTTCTGTACTATCGTAAAGACCCGTAACTAAACTCGGTGCAACATCATATAGTTTTAATTTAGATAAATCTCTAGTTGTTACAATTTGTTCTGTTTTTAGTGTCAAGTTAACTTGTTCAATAAATTGCTTTAATGCTTCAAATCGATTAACAAACATACCCTGTCGAGGACGATTTTCTATACCGTAACGTAATTTAGGAGGTAATGTCACATCAGGAACCTCTCTACCAGCTAGATCTTTTCCGCACAAACTATCAAACCATTTTAATTCAATACTACCAGGAAGTACAGTGTTAGCATCATTATTAATAATTTTCCACTGACTGTGTACATTACTGTCAATTTTATCGGTAGTCCAATATTCAATAGACAATACAACTTCTGTATCTTTTAAATGCGGCTTTGCATTAATTAAACTAAACGAATTAGTTCCAGTTAGTGCAAGGTAAGTGTAACCTTGACCTCTTGGATTTTCTATCAAACTTGCAACATCTTGTGATGTCAAATATCGACCAGTTACACTAGGGATAGTTTTTTTATTCTTTACCCAATAGTAATATGTATTTTTAAAAGATTGATTAATAGAATCGTATCGTTGCCTTAATGCATACACTCCATTTCCATATAAAGATGTTCCGCTAACGCCAGCTGAAATACCTGCTTCTGTATCAGATATTTTATTCCATGCATCTGGAAGAAGCGAAGTTTCAACCCACTCATAAACATCAATACTTGATCCAGTTGCTAGTGTATTCCAAGTATTGGTTCTATATAATACATCAGAGTCATAACTATTGATAAATTTAGCAGTACGTAAATCCCACCATAGTCGGCCAACTTGTGCCTTATTCCAAGGAGAGTCAGCATCAACATTAACATTCCCAGTTCCTACTGAATAAATTGCAGGATCGTAGAATGATTGGTATTTAATTTCTTCTGCGGCTGGACCAGCGGGCCTGCCTTGTGCAACATCAATTACATCAAGATACGTTAATAATTTACCTGTTATTCGATTATATAAAAAGGCTTTTCTAATTTTATTAATATCAGGTTTGTTAATCTCTTGATACTTGATTGACCAACTATTAGTTGCAGGTGGTTTTAAATAATCAAATACTTTTCCTGAAATTAAATTACGATCCAATGCATACGGCGAGCCTACTAGTATTCTATCATTGCCTACTGCAAATCCAATACCGTAACCATCTCGAACTTTTAATGTATTATTAAGAGTTTCACTATACACCCACTTGCTTGAATACTTGTCATAGATATCAATGCGGCCGCTATCAACATTAGTGGAAACAAATCGTGTAGAATCTTTATCAAATGTAGTGGCATATTTGTTTCGAGTAGATAAAGTATCTTTTACATAAGTTGATGTTAGAATAGTATCGTTAGAACCTACATACGAAAACGTTGATAGTGTATTTGCAAATTGATCTAATGACGTTTTTATAATAGTATCTTCATACGAACTGTAAACTACAAGTGTGTTGTCGCCGTTCATAAATGCAACTCTACTACCAAAGTATCCAGATTCTTCTGATTTGTGATTTACTAATTCTTGATAAACAGCATAGCCTGATAATGTTTTTTCATATACAGTAACATTTCCTTGGAATTGTTTGCTGCCAGCTAATAACTTATCTCCTATAGCAAGATAAGAGCCGTCTAATGACAGTGCAATAGTTTCTCCGAAACTGGTAGTGGTTCCTTGTAATATTTGTCGAGTATTATCCGGGCCAGGATTAGTAACAATAAGAACTTTTCCAGCTGTTGTACCATTATTTGACGATATTACTAAAGTATTATTATCAGAACTAATAGCTAACGAACTTCCTAAATTAGCATTTGCAATAGCACCTTCGTATGTTTCTTCTTTATTGTAGCCCCAGCCAGTAAAAGAAAAACTAAGTTTTCCGCTTGGTGTGCTATCAGCAGGAGCACTAATAGTTAAAGTTTTTCCGTTACCTAATACTTCTAAAACAGTCTGACCCTTAGTAAACCCAGTACCGCTAATAATCATTCCTAGTAAAATGCCAACCGTTGAATTTACCGATGAACCAACATCTTTTGATAATGCAAGTGTAGTAGACGAACTACCAACTGGATTATAATAAGCAGTCTTATAAACTGTAGTTTTATATTCTAGTTTATAAATTTTTCCAGAATTGCTATTGTATCCAGATGCGGCAATGTATAAAACATTATCACCAAATATTAAATTGGAACCAAAACGTTCGTAATTGGTAGGAGTTGGACTAACGATAGAATTAACTATTGTGAATACGTTATTTGAATCTTTTTTGTATAAAGAAATAACGCCCTGTTCAGTTAAGCCGCTATCTACCCCAGGAGTAAGTGTTACCGGAACATATAATAATTTTTTCCAAATACTGGCATTACTAAACACCGTAGTTGATGTGGCTGTACGAGCTTCGTAGTAATACGTATCAACTGCATTGTATACAATGTCTCCTACTTCATAAGGCCCTGATAATTTAATACGTGTGTACACATTACTAGCTAGTTTTGATCCAGTCGCTAGCCACTTACCATCAGGCGAAATAGCAGTTACAGTAGCAATGTTTTTAGGAAGATTACCAGTTGGGCCAGCAATTGTTCCAGTACCAGCAACACTTGAAATATAAGGACGTTGTATGTTTTGTCGTTGTAACCAAGGAGATTTATATCCGGCTTTGTCCCAAGTTTGCAATTCTCCTAATGTAGTTGAAACTGCAACTACAGTACCTTGCAGATTAGATGCAATGTATCGACCGTAATTCAGTAAATTTGCAGGACTTGAATTTGTTAATTCAGTGATTTCATAAACTGGGGTATATTCCCAGGATGCCCAGTTGCCAGTTCCTGCATCGTCTGTCCATATCTGCTCGCCTAATTCTAAATTAGAAGTAATAGATTGATCAATATTGTCAATAGATAGTAGTCGGCGACTAATCAATGAATTTACGTTTATTTTAAGTATCAATGCAGGAACAAGTTGTTGGCTCCAACCTTTAATAGTTATTGAAATAGTAAATTTATTTTGAGCCACTGATGTAACTTTATAAAATCCATTCAACAACGGAACTTGAGATAATCCAATATATTCACCGACTGTTAATGTTAGCAATTCTGTTGTAGTTACTGTAAGTGTTGTAGATCCAGGATCATATTGAAGGTCACTTACATTAATATTAGAATTAGTAAATTGATAAATGTTCCAATCATTCTTTTCAAACGTTACCCAAATATAACATTTATTAGTAAATGTTGTAATGTCATAAGATATTATATCGCTAAGATTTTTTAAACTTAAAAATACTTCAGATGATCTTACATATCCTGCACTACGTAAAAAAGGTCGATAATTATTAACTATAGGCCAAGGGTTATTATTATAACCTATAGGTTTTAAATATACTTGATTAGCATTTTGTCTTATAATAAAATCAGTAGATGTATTCAGTGTGTCTGATAATTCATAACCTTGAGGATTGTTTTTAACAAGTGATTCGTCTAATATAAATTCTACATTATCAAAAGCAGAACTTGCTCCGTATTGTCCCGCACGGAGTGCCCATTCTTCGTAAAATGTTAAACTATCCTGTCCTTCAGCACTTAGTACATCAAACAATTTATTAAGACTGTTCTGTGTACCTTTTTCAATAATCATTCCTTGATAGAATTTAAATTCGCTAACATCATTCTGAATGATATTTTCAAGATATTGGCGTTTTTGATATCCAATTAAATGCTGTGCCATTTTTTGCTGGCCGGCGTCAAAGTTATCGCTATCAAGACTGTAAAAATCTTCAAATTGAGCTGCCTTGTAGGACCAATTTGGTAGCAACTGGGTAGTTGGTTTCTTATCAAGTTTAATCCAATCTTTGTCTACAAATGTTTGGGCACCTATTAGGAATTTACTTGCAGTATAGAAGAATTGCTTGTACTTGACAATATCTCCTAAATCGTAGTCTTGCCAAGCAATCCAATTTTCTATTTTTGCAACATCAAGAATAAACCCAGGTATATCAAGACCACCGTACCATTCATTGCTAACATAACCTGCAACTTTGATTCTATCTTGTTTATAGCCAGTTGACGGACTATAGATAGTATCATTAAACATAGTTGAGTTATCTAATAATACCACATGTTCGTGTTGTATTAGATAAAAACTTGCACCGTATATGCCGTCAGCAGTGCGAGAACTATAGCTCACTGCGTTGTCTTCTCTGTAAGAATTAATAAATATTGCTTCTAACGGAGTACCGTCAGCTTTGAAAATTTCATATCCGTTGAATGGATTTCTAATATCATCAATAACACATAAGTTTGCATTAAAAATTATCTTTTCTGCGGCTGGACTAAGACTAATAACTGGACTTCCAATACTGCTTAAACTTTCAAGTTTAACAAACAGTTCTTCATTAAATATTGCGTTGGCTTCTACTTTTCTAAGGGCCTGAAAGTAATCCCCATTGTATCTAACAACATTGCCGTACTCTACTGCATCTAAAGGACTCCATTCAACCCAGTACTCCTGGCCGGTTGCCCAATTCTGTGTTGTCCAAAACAAGAATTCTTTGGCACTTGTTTCCCAGTTGGTAACTGCATTCAATGTTGTATTAAAGTCGTCAAAGATAAATCCTTGATCTTTCAACCATTCACCGTATCCTATTAAAAAATCAACAACTTCCTGCGGAGATCTAAATCTAGTTCCGTACGGGATAGTAATTGTCGATTCTCGATCCCAAGTTTTTCTTAGTATAGCATCACGTCCGCCTATAATAGGTAACGCTGGTAATGATTTAAAATTATTTAGGTTAAAACTAGATTGCGATAAATGCGATATTGTTGTTCTATAAAATTTATTTGCAAATTTAACTACTTTACCTGCAACATAATTTTGATTAGCTATCCAGTTAGTAAAACTTTCTGATATACCGCCTACATTTATTGTTATCCCAGATTGTAAAAAATTATAAATTTTAAAATAAGGCTGAGTTTTGCTGTAACCTTTTACTTCGTACTCAGTACTAGATATTTTAGTTACAATAACTCCGCTGTAAGTAATTTTACGTACAGGGCTTGAAATATTTAAAATAGTAGTATAGTTTTCTGGAGGGACAAACACATTTCCCGACGACAGTGGAGATTTTGAATCTAATAATAAATTAAATTTTTCTTTACTGGTGAAGCCACCTACTCGATAACTTAATTGTGTTTTAATGTGTAATAAATCGTATTGATAATCAGTGTAGGATTTTAAATTATCACTTAGAATATAATTTACAATATAATTTATAATTCCCGAAGTTTGTGTTCGGGTCGTACTTGAATATATACTAGGGAATGTAATATCAGCAGGAGTGACACGAAGTCCAGTATCTTTATAAATTAATTGCCCGGTAAGATTCCGTATGATCCTAGATCTATCAAGTAGTATACCAAATGTTTTTGATGGTGTTAATAACATTGAAGTTAAAATAACACTAAAAGCATAATAACTGCTACGTCTCCATGTAGATTCAACAGGTCCAATGTCTCCAAATACAAAGCCGTCAGTGGGTAGGGCAGTTAGCGGACTAGTTGATAATCCTGCCGCAAGGGGGCTAATGATATTTCCAAATTCGTCAACTGGAATATGATTCATTAAAAATGGCTTTGCATATTTTTTTGAATAAGTGGCAGGAGCTCCTGGCTCACGCACTGCACCGTCTGCAATATCTTGCCACATTACCCGATTATCACTAGTATACGGAGCAGGACCGTATAACTGCTGCCACCATAAAGGTTCAATAGTGAAACCAAGCATTTCCCACGGGCACAATTGCGGGCGTTCAGTATCTAAAATCCAATGATATATGCCTTTCCAATAAGCTGGAAGTCTTCGGCCATCAGGAGCATTATGCCCACTATAGTTAAAGGTAAAAGCATCGTCTTTATTATAACCAAAAGGTTTTGTAAAATCTTTATCAATTAAACTTGACCATTTGTAAAAACTAGGTGCAAGTACTTCATTGAATTCAGATAAACTATAATCAGTTGTTCTATTGTAACTAGGAATAATATCTGCAATATCAAATATATTGGTATCATAAGAAATTTTTATATTATTAAAAATACGTTTTTCTAATTCTAATATTATATTATCTCTATAATCATTGTAAGCCAATATTTGGCTACCGTCATGGCCTTGTATTATCATACGAGGTGTTCGTAAACTAGTATCAAGATATATTTTAGGCTCATATGCGGGCCACATGCCTAATTTAGTAGGTGTTTCTGGAATAAAACTACCGTCTGTGCTGTCGTATTCGTAGATTGAAATGATATCATTTTCTACTAATGTGGCAGAAATGTTCACAAATCCCTGACTATCAAACGTATAATCTTTTTTGTATATTAATTGTACACCGTTTAAATACACGCCAACTGCTTTATTAGATAAATTGTCTAAATTAAATACGTTAGTTAGAGGATAAAATTTTATCCTACCGTCTATTACAGTGATATCATTTTTAGAACTTGCACGATATGGAACCATATCACTAAAATAATATGGAAAATTATTAGGTTTATCTTTATTAATTTCTTGTAAAATTAAATTTACTTGTTCGATTGGAGTTGTGTTGACTCCAAGTGCAGTAGCAGTTGAAATAAAATTACGTTTAAATTGATTATAATTATCACGTGCTTGTTCTATAGCACGAACAATATTGTTTGTACTAGATGTAATATGATATAAACTTAGACTTGCAGGTCCGCTGTGCTGTACAAATTTAGTGCCATACTGAGTTACATTTCCCAAATCTCGTAAATTGCTGGCACCTGGGAATACTCCAATGAATGTGGTATCGCTAGCTAGATCGTATTCGGCTTCTTCTATATCGTCAGCTTCTTCCATGTAGATATTATCAATAATACTATCAACGTGATCAATGACTTCGCCTAATGTAAAATTTGGAATTTCACTATTCAACGGATTGTTTTTTAAATTGACTGGAATTTCGTAGAAACCATTGGAATTAATAGGCTGGGCGGCAAATGTTCGAATAGTCAATACATCAGTTAATAAAATATCTGACTTGAGAACAATACTTTTATAATCAGAGTTGTTAACTAAATTCCAGTGGTTTCGTGCAAGACGTTTGCCATTAATATAAACTCGAACAACTAAATCGTTAAGATTTGACATATCATCAAATAGATCAATATTAAAATTATTTGTTTTATTAGAGTTTTTATAAATTCGTATTGCGGCTTGAGTAGTAGGTGTTGTTGCAACTTGCCAGCCATTAACAAAATTAATTTTTCCTGTATAGCTAGTTTTAACAAGATATCCAGTCTTAATAGATTTATTAATAATAGTAATAATATCTTTATATTGAAATGTATCAGTTGCTAAATTAAAATTAAAGACAATATCACCAATATTTGCAATATTTTTATAAGATAATGCAAATCCCAAATTTGTATCAGGTGTGCCGTTTCCAGTTTTATAAGAAAATAACTTTGTACCTAAAAATGTAGTACCGTCGTATACTGTCTTATTGCCAAAACTTTGATTTAAATTATCAACAATGTCAAATAGCGGAGCTTGATTAACATCAGTTTTTTGCTGTGCTGGTAACCAGGTTGTACCGTTATACCAATACATCAAACCCTGGTTTGAATTTCCTTGTTTAACTAGCACAACATCGTTGAGAATTGGTTCAGCAACTTTAACCAATCGAATTTGTCTGCTGCCTTCATTTAAATGTAATACATCAATAAATTCTACTTTATACAAATTATTTTTTACTAAACGATCAGTATCTGCTAGGAACAAAATTTGTTGTCCTTCGGCAAGACTGACTCCATCAACATTATAACCGAGCTTACCTTCAATAATAGAAAATGCATCAGTCGTAAATGAATCAACTAGATCAATATCTGCAACCGCAGTAGTACCAAAATTAAATAATTTTAAATTAGCTTCGAATTCAATAATAGGTCTTACAGCACGGAGTGTTTGATCTAGTCCTACATTTGCATTATTGTATTTTGCACTAGTTTCTATAACATCTTTATGGAACCAACGATTATACCTTGACCACGGATTATGGTCTAAACTTGCACGATTGATAACAATGTAATCAAGAGTTTTTGCAAATCCTGTTGAATCGCCAAACCCGTCACTATCAAAAGGTGTTGAATCAAATTTCAATACTTCAGATCGTGAATATACGCTAGATACTTCTAAGATAGATTTGTTGATCAGTTGTATAGCAGTGCCAACTCCTTCAACATAGTATTCACCTTTTGCATACGTAATTGGATTTACATTACCGCCAAAAGATACTTTCATTCCATTGCTTAATTTGGTTCCGTTACTCAATGTATAAAATTTCTTTCCAATAATATCAGTTTCAACATCTATAAATGAATTTTCGTCAATGTCATAAATCTGAAATACGCCGCCAAGATTTAAATCTGTTTCACTTTGGTAATATAATACATTAGGGGAATTTACCGGAATTTTAAAAGTTAAAATTCCTGTTTCGATTGAGTTATTAATAACTCCAGCAGAAAATATGTCAGCTACACTAGTAGTTCTTGCAGTTTTGATACTGAACGGATTACCAATACTGTCAATTTCAAAGCTATACGTCTGTCCACGGTACAACTTAACAACGGGATTAGCAGTTAGTCCGTTAGGAGTAAATACATATTGATTGTTAGCACCTTCTAATTGTATTTTTACAGAATACGAACTAATAGCATTAATCTGTTGTCCATATATTTTAATAGTCTCAGGGCCGTAAGGTAACCAGTAATAATTTTGAAAATTAACAAATTTGTCCCAATCTACATGAGGGTCCCATGAATAGAATTCTTGCTTGTTTAAACGTGCATGGTTACTAGTATTAGATCCAAACACTTCCAACTGATTAATATAATCTATATAATCTTTAAAAAACGTATTATTTCCTAGAGTATCGTTTACCGTGAACCCTGGTTCTAATTGATAATTCTGTCTAGTTTTACTGGCAGCTTCTATAAAAATATCAGTACCCGTAGTTGATTTAGCATACTGGCGGCCAACATATCCGTTGACTTTTTTAACAGTTCCTGGTTGTACTAACTGATCAATAGTAGCCTGGAGGAATCTCTTATTAGCATCAGTTTTATAAAAATTTGGAAGAAAATTTACTCCAAGACCTTTGTTGGATCCTGCAGGGTTAATACTATCAGCCATTCGATGCTCCGTAGTTTGAACTAGTTATGTTTTGTGTATATATTGAATCTAATGCCGTTCCCGTTACTGATTTAATATTGCCGGAAGTGATTCCAGAAATAATTTCAATATCAGAAACAATTGCACCATTAATAAAGATTTGATCGCTTGGGCATTTAATTTCAAATAAACTACCGAAATAAGACCCAGCTTGTCTTGGAACAATAATAAAATTTGTAATGTCAGGAGCAAGTTGATTCATTACATAAGTAGATAATTCTGTAAAATAAAATATATCGCCAAAGTTCCAATTGTCCAATGTAAAGAATTGATTTATTGCAGTAATTGCCCTCGACTTAATATCGTTATCAGACACCACCGAGTTTACATTTTTAGTTATTTTAAAACTAGCTTGAACATCTATTGTTGCTGTGCTTCCAAATAAAATTTTATAATTTACAGGGTGGTATACAATTTCATCGCTAATAGATTTAATTAATCCCAAAGACGGTCCAATTGTATTATACAACTCAGCTGAGCTTGGCGGCAATGGTTGTTTTGTGGCGGCACCGTCAATCCATTGTCTAAATTGTGTATCATATGCCTTGGTTAAAACATAGATATCAATAATATTGCTTGCACCTGGATCAATTCTAGATTCGTAATCAGCACTATGTGTGTATTGAAATTTTAAATCAGCTCGGCCAGGATATACTTTATAATCGAGTGTTGGTTGAGCAATACCAAGTTTAGTACTGTATACTTTTACAACTCCAGTATCTGCAAAATAAAAATATTGTCCGTCTGCATATCCTGCAAATGATCTAGGCTGTGAACTTAAAATCAATATTTTATTATTGTCATTACTAACGTATCGATAGTCTTCTTGACCGGCTGAAATTGCATATCTTTCTTGTACAATGTATGATGTAAAGTCTACTCCGTTTGCAGAAACAATATCTAAAAACATTTGTGGATTGTCAACTACTCCATTATTATCGCTATCTTGGAAAGATACTACTAGTTTTTTATTATCAATATATCCATCCATTCCGCTATATGAAGAAATAACATCCCAAGATAGATCTGTTGTAAAAGATGTAATACTCGAAGGTTTGGTATTAATACTCAAAATATTAATTGTATCACCAACGATAGAGTTAGAAGTATTATCGTAAATTCGAATGTTATCATCAAAATAAAATCTTGTTTCTTTATCGCTTTCAAATACATATCTTAACAACCGAGTAGTTATAGTATAATATTCATTATCAGTTGTGAACATCAATATCCAACTCGAGTCTTGATTTTTATTAGTATTATTGCCTTGTTTACTTAAACTAAATGCGTTAGTCTGATCTAAATTAGTTTCAAAAACTAATTGCCAGGATTGTATAACAGCATTATATCGCAACCCAAATGGCCTGTTAGAATAAACTAAATCAATCATTGTTGCAATTATTGAGGTACTCAATGAGGTAGCTAATTTAGGTATAATCTGAATAATTTTTGCATTTGATGGGATAACTTGATTTAACGTTATTGGGCCGTTAGTTTGAGACAAGTCTGTTCCTGCACTGTTTACTGATATAACTTCTGCCCATATATAAGACAATGCACCAGGCTTATCCGCAGTAGTATATCCGGTAGGAATTGATACTAATACATTTCCATTAGTTGAATCAAAGTATTTTCCAGTTGGCGGTAAAAATTTAATTAATGCACCAGGTGTGAGATACTTTAAATCTGTAGAAGTATATGATCCTACAGAGTAAGCAACATTGTTATCTGAGATATCACCGATATATCCCGTAGAAGAATTACTATCTGCTGTTTGTCTATACCATGCAATAGGAAGACTTGCAGATAAAAAAGTAACGTTGTTGGAATAATAAAAATTTCTTAACTCAGATTTTTTAATAATGTCGTATACTGTATTTCGTATAATTCCTTCAATATCTGTTTTAGTTGCATAATTAAATTTTGTATATTCTACATATGAATCTTGATATAACACACCGTCATTGGCATACAAATTAGTTGAACTATATTTTCCCGTAGGATCTTTAAGGTCAAAATATCGACTAATTCCGCTAGCAGTTCTGTTAACTGCTTTAATTTTAGCGGCTTGTTGTGTAACAGATAACGGACTAATATTATAATCTTCAGCAGTAATCATTCTATTTTGTGTATAGTATGTTGCTGGAGCATTTGCTTTGATAGATGTATTAGTTTCAGCAATATCTGAATTAGAAATAGAAGTAGGAAGACTTAGTGTAACTATTAATGTTTCAGTTTGTCCTTTTTTTGAAATATAAGGAATGGAAATAGAAATATTTCTAATATCAGCAGGGTTAATAACATACCTAAGTCCGTTACTAATCCTATAATATGTTCTAAATGTGCCAAGTGGCAAATTTCCAAATGTGCCGTCACTAAATGCCAAACTAATAGAATCGTTTGCTCGTGTGATTACAGAATATATATTTCTAATACTTTTGTTAAGACTGTTATAAATTACATTATTACCTTCGAGGCTTGAAATTTTTGTCCATAGCTCAGTTTCAGAACCCCGTTCGTCTAATCGATACAACCACACATCATTATTATTAATATTTGTAGTTGCTACATCAACTGACTCATTTGAACTTGGCTGAGTAATTGTAAAAGAGCCAGTACTCAATGTACCTTGTGTAAAATTAAAAAAGAATCCTGTTCCTGGACTACTTGAACCGTGGCCGTCTTCTTTGTAAATGCAAGCTGGATGATTTCCAATTTTAGGAGTTTCTTCGTAGATATAATCTTGGCCGCTAAAAGTTGTGCTGGTAATCTCAAAATTCATATTTCTACCAGCAACTGACTTTGAAAAAGTATAGATAGGAATATCAGTATTTGCACCTTGGAAGCGATATTGACTAGTAGGAATTCCGTATATTGTTGCTTTATCACTAGGATTTCCAAACTGTTGAGTTGAACTCATTGCGGCATTCATAACTTTGATAAATTGATCGTACCAATTTGAGTTGGCAGGATCATTCCAAGTTATAATTTGCCCGGCCAAATTTCTACCGTTACTATCAACCACTGTTTCAGTAGTTCTGATTGTTGTGAATTTTAATAAACCGCTAGCAGGTATGTTGCGTTTAGCATTGTAGCTTATCAAACGTGCTAATCTTAGCACACTTTCCCTACGTTCTGCTAGTTCTAAGAAATTTTCACGAGCATTTAAGTCCACACGGAAAGCTATGCTTTGGCCCAAGAATGCAATAAGATCCACAAGGGCAAGGTATTCGCTAGACTCAATATAATCGTTAAAATCTTCAGGATAATTGGTACGCAAATATGTAATCATGGTCCTACGCAAGTTTTCAAAGTCGTAGCTTTGAAAATCTGCATTGCGGAACGACTGATAAATTTTCTTCCAGTCTTCGCTAATTAATAAATTATTTTGTCTATCAGTTGAACTCATGATGTATCCTATCGTGTATTTATTTTATATCAATAAGTACGTAGTTTATTGTGCCAGTAAACCGTTAGCTTGATCAAATCTTAATTGTAGCGTTTGTTGAATGTTGTAAGCAAGAAATGTCAGCGTGCATTGAATTTGTATACCTTGATCGTAGCCCGTTACAACAACATTTTCCGCTTTAATTCTAGGGTCATAATTAATAATAGTATTAACATTTTTCAATATAATGTCTTTTATCTCTGGAGTTAATGGTTCAAATAACAAGTCCCATATCACTGTACCAAAGTTAGGTTGCATTAAACGCTCACCCTGCCGTGTATAAAAATGATTGAACAAGTCCTGCTTAATTAACTCAAAATCGTATAAATTATAATTCTCAGTATTAGTATTAACAGTACTGAATCCTTTGTACATTTTTGGCCTTACCGACTCAGTGTGATTGATAGCCGGTAGTGTTATTTTTTTATATAGATTAGCATTTGAGCTCATTGTGGTCCTGCCTCCTCTTGTTCTTGTTCTGTAGCGGGTGGTATTACTGTTTTAAAAGTATCTATGTTAGTGGTATAATTTTGCCACAAGTCTGGAGGAGCAAGCATTGTTTCACTAAAATCACTTTGATCGCTTAGTTGATCTTCATCAGTATTTTCGTATCTGCCGTCAATATCTCTATCAGTTTCTGCAATCTTAACTTTAAGCGGATCTATATTTTCATGATATACATACGGCTCAGTTGTAATAACTCGACGCATAATAGTGGGCGGAATTTGAGTGTCATCGTATTCGCCAGTTTCAACTGATAACTTATGAAGTTTTAATCGCTGGGGTAATCCTGCCTTACTTGCTTCACTTGCTTCACTTGCGGTAGATGCAGCGGGCCCGTTAAAATTTATGTTGCCGCCAGATATAGTAGTATTGGCAGCTTTGACTTCCATATTCTCGCCGGAAGTTTGAAAATTATGTCCGCCAATATTAAAATCAAAACTTCCGCCTACTTTGTGTTGATATGCACCGTCAAACACTTTATCTGCATCTCCTAAAACATGTTGCAAATAGTTAGTATCGTATAATTTGTTTACATCTTGTTTAACATGATGCGTATAATTTTGCTCGTACGTTTTATCTACATCCATTTTAACATGAATTTTTTGATTCTCATCAACAATTAATATGTGATCTTTAAGAACATGTGTATGCATTTCTTCGTTAGCTTTAATATTAATATTTCGACCTGCTTCTAGGTTAATGTCTCTGTCTGCATAAAAATTCAAATCGTTTTGAGTATGTACACTAATGCTATCCTGGGCGTAAATATCTATTTTGCCGTCGCTGGTTAGTTCTATCCAGCTTGTACCGCGGGCATTGGTAATGTAGATTAAATCTTCTGTATTATGGAATAAAATTTGATGCCCAGTTCGAGTACGAATTCTAAATAATTCATTATGAGGTAATGTAACATCGCCATCTGTTTCTTGATCTTCTACACTGGCGTATTCTGGAGGACCTTCGCTGGCATTAGTTTTACGTAAAAATCTGTTGTCGCCGTCGTCCATAACAAATGTTGTACCACCAAGACGACTAACAAAAGTATCAACTTTAGATTCTAAATTACCAATTTTTCCTTTAGGACCATTCTTATCAACCGGGCCAGGTGTACTGATTCCAAACACCATACTAGGCACTTCTCTTCTGGCACTGGAAGATGTAATTCCTCTAATATCATCAAACAATAATCCTTGTTTGGACAGCACATCTGTAAAAGGATGTCTGGGTTTTAATCCTTGTGTGATATCCGAATCGTCTGTGTTATTAACTGCTTTATTATATTCTGCTACTGGTACTCTGCCTAACCGGTCTGCTTTATCTGGATCAACATCTTCAACTACTTTTTGGGTTGCGGCAAGTCCTGGCACCATAAAATTCATGCCTTCGTCAGCTACACACCCTATCCAAAATGCTTTATCGGCTGCACCGTCAATAAAAATAATAACTACCAAAGTTCCAACGTCAGGTGGTACCATCCACATACCATATGATTTTTGTGTATTATCATATGTATCAGACCCTGTTTCGCCAGGCTTTCCAATTAAGTAATCAGCACTAGTTACTCCGTAAAACGGACTCATATATCTAGCCTGAAATGTTTTAGTTTCTGCGGTATTACCGCCAACAGGTCTTAATAATTGAACTTCTAAAATTCCCATGTAGGTACTGTCTAAATGTCCAATTACTTTGGCAAGGTACGGGCCTGGACGGGGATCGTCGGATGTGTTAGAACTGTAATAACTGTTATCTTGTGTCATAATTATTCGCTTGGATCTGAAGAATCTGATTCTGCAGGTATTGTGTCGCCACCGGTGTTATATACTTTTGAATTATCGTCAGTGGTTGTAGCTTCTTGGTATGGTCTGCGATAGCCTCCTAACTTTTGTCTAAATTCTCCGCCTTTAAATGTACTGGTAACTTCAGTTAACCGGTAGAGTCCGCTCCAAGAATTAACTGGAGCACTCATTGTTGTACCTGTAAATGTGTACAAACCAGTTCCTTGATTAATATCAATTGGAGTTCTAAAATTAACAACAACATCAACTTCTCCGTTTTGATAATTTATACTACCGTCGTCTAATATATTTGAACTGTCTGAGGTAGATGATCCTGTATAATTCCCCATGCCGCTATGGGCAATATAATACGGATCTCCTATAATTGTCATATCTAATTCAATCATATCACCTTGTGTTTTAGTAATTGCATCGTGGAATAAACGAGCAGCTCTGGTTACCGAACTATCAGGACCGCTGCCGCCTTTTTTATCAGTATTAGTTAGTGTTTTAAAAAATTTTGTAATTGTTGGAAGTACACCTTCCTCAGGTTCATTTCCTTTACCAACCGGATTCAACGGGGCTTTGACTACGCCTTCTCCATTTTGAGTGCCGGTAACAATATCAGAATTTTTAGAGAACGAATCTGCAAGCATTGACGTTACAAATCCGTTATCAAAGTAAATTTTAAAATCTATAATATCAACATTTTTTCCTGTGTAGATATAGTTATATTCTTTAACCGCTTGTTTTTTTAATTGGTCAAAACCTTTAACTTTAATGTTAGGGGCAGTTACTCTACTGGCATGTACGTTATAGGGAATAACTCTAATTACTATAACTTTGGGTTTTTCTCCGGTGTATCCCAAATTAGCATCGGTTGTAATTTTATAAACTTGCATGTCAAGACGCCACCACTGACGCCAGCCTTGAGGTGTTAATGCTTCAGGCCCAAGTGTTTTTCTAACAAAATCACTTTTTAATAATACTTGATTAATTGCATTTGGAATATCGCTATCTTGCGGAAATTTAAAGTTAGAAGTTTTAGGATCTTTTAAAGTGTTTACTTTACCTTTAATAATATTTCCGGCGTCATCAAACACTTCGTTATTTTTTCGAGTTGGTGGAGTGGCAGTACGATCGCCATCAACATCAATTATTGCACTGCCAAGAACATTACAGTTGGCACCGTCTTGTTCTAGATTCCCGCGTGTTCCTTCTTTTACCGGAGTCGCACGAGTGACTCCCAATATAGATTTTAATCCAGTTGGAGTTAATATCAAATCGGTGGTTGCACCTGCATCTTTAACGATATCGTTGCCAGATGCAGAAGACCAAACTTTTGGAAATAAAATAACATATTCGTCTGGCACAAAATCCGGACCGCGACGGGCAGCTTCTTCTTCTGCCACTTTATTGAGATATACTTGTAAACTATTTGGGCCTGTTTGTAAAACTTCTTGGACAGATTTCCCGTCAACAGATACTTCAGTTTTAAAATTTTTGTATTCGTTTGCCAATGCGGCTTGGCTGGTTGGCATTGCACTTATTTGATATATTGCACCCTTATTATCAACTGTCATGTCAATATCAGTTATAACAAACGGTATGCAACGGAATGTGGTGGGAATATTACCCATTTTACCAGTTTCTAAATTTCCTCTAAATTCAATTGTGAGAGTCCACGTTGCATCTCTCCAGTTCTTATGACCTTTATCTCTAGCTAATGTTTCTAATGATATAAAAAACATTCCCATGCTATAGGGTTCAGTGATATTAAAACTGATATCAGTAACATTAGTATTTGAATCGTGCTCAAAGCCAATTGATTGTTCTAGTACAAGATTATCTATAAAAAAGTCAAATTGTCCATACGCAGTTTGGACCCTATTACTAAAGTCGGCGTTTGCAGATTTACAAATTAAATCAATTCGACTACCCGACATGTAAGTTGCATCAGGAGCATTAGCTTCGTCATCAGACAAACATCCTATACCTAATACATAATCATAGCTGGCATAATCAAATAATGGGTTTGGTAGTGGCAGTTTTATACCCAATGTCTTAAGGGGACCTATAAAACTATCAAGAAATCCAGTAACATTATCAAACGCAGATGATAACCCTGACGCAGGGCCCAGACTATTAAATGCAGTTTTAATAGTGCTTATTGCATTTGTTGCCGCATTTAAAAAATCCATTTTATAATCCTAGTGCTAGTTTAAGGCTACTATTTTTACAAATATATATTTTTTTGCCTGGGACAAAATCAAAAATTGGATCCTGTAGTACATCAAGATTACGTTGTATAAAAACCCACCATAGAGCGGCATCGCCGTATAAGTCAAATGCTAATAAATCTGGACGATAAGTATACTGACTTTCAATTGTATATAAAAAGTCATCTTTTTCAGCACTAACCGGTCTAATTGTTAGTACACCTAAATAATTATTAGTTGTTTTTGTAGAGTACCAAGGGCTGGTATTTTTATAATTAGCAGACATAATTAGATATATCCAAAATTATTATTAAGATAACCGCCACCAACAAACCTGTCAAGGCTAAATTTACGCACACTGTTTCTACTGTAAATAGGTTGCAGTGTTACACTGAAAGTACTTTTAGTAGGAACATGTGATACGCCGCCGCTGGTAGTTCCGCCAAGTCCTAAACTGCCTAATAAACCAGCAACTTGTCCTACCCCGCCCGCAACACCGCTAATAATAGAAGTTGCTGATCCAAGTGCTCCGCCAAAAGCTCCGCCAAAAGCACCGCCAATTGTGTTAGCTAACCCTCCAATAGCATCTGCTGTTCCTTCCACACCACCGGCAGCACTACCAACAACATTAACGCCAATATAATCGCAGGTACTTTCTAAACTTACATCCATGGAAGTAACTACAACCGGAACATTTTTAAAAACATAATTACCATAACCGTTTAACATGATAACAGGAGGAGGATTACCGGCCTTTGGATCAGATCCGCTGAACATTTTGGTTAAACTTCTTAAATAATGCACCATGGCAATCCAGTAAAGGCCTTCTGTAGGATCTGACACATACATTGGAGCCGTTATTTTAATTTGTCCTGGTTCGCTATTTTTAAATGCCTGGAATGTGTAGTTTGTATGCACAGTGTCAACTGGACTATATTTTGCACCGCTGTGTATAGAAATTTTAGGAGTGTATGGAAATATTAAACCACCTGAATCTTTTAATGGTTGTAATACAGGGCTACCTTTAAAACTAGTCCAGTTAGCAAGACTTAATCGAACACGCCAATCGTTTGCATATGTATCTTCTGTAAAGGCACTGACAGCACCTATGATATCACCAATTGCTTCGCCTGCCGCTGGTAAATTAATTGCTCGAATAGCACCAGCAATATTGTTTCCTCCATCTGAGTTGAATCCGCTTGCAATTGCAGAACTTAGTCTGCTCGCGGTATTAAATCCGCTGGCACCGGCAGAAGCCAAATTGCCAAGATTTCCTAGCGAGGACGTTAGTCCGGAACCTAAATTGAAACTCATAATGTATCTCCTGATACTCTATTTATTTGACTTTAATAAGTGCGTAGTTTATAATGTAACTTACGAGGACTCATCTAATGACAGCAAAAGTTAATTACCTAAACAACAAGGATATGTTGT